ACAGTTTTGAGTATGTAGAAGTAAAGGGATATGAGACTGAGGAATGGAAATTGAAATGGAAGATTTTCAATATTCTCTACGAAAACATCCCCAATACAAAGCTCACTCTCGTAAAATGAAAGACCATAATGGTGAAGGCCGCTTGGATGAAATGAGGAAATCAAAAACACTTTTCTTTCCAAAGAAATGCAAAAACAAAGGCTGTTTCGGAATGACAAACAAGTATCATGGTCTTTGTCAAAGATGCTTTCTTAAAAGAAAAACATTGTAATTAAGAAATATATGTAGTAAGTAGCGTGGCATGTACATTTTCGGTCGCTCCGAAATCAATACGATCCCTTCTCTTTTCAATCAAACGGAAAGTTAAGGGATCTTTTTATTTATAACAATACGAATAAGACATAATGGTTAAAAAAGGCCAGTATGAACTTTTATACAAAGCACTTAACCTTGGGTTGAATGTAACCGATGCTTGTGTATACGCCGACATATCAAGAGACTTTTTCTACAAACGCCTTAAGAAGAATTCTGCTTTCTCTAAAGAAGTTGAGAAGTCTATACTCCAACCAAAAATGCGTGCTCTTGCAAATATCCAGAAGGCCGCCGCTGTTTCCTGGCAAGCAAGCGCCTGGCTTTTGGAAAGAAAGTTTTCGGATGAATTCGCTTTGAAGAACAGAACCGAACTTACCGGCAAAGACGGCGGGCCGCTGATTATCGAAAGGGTGAATTATGCCAAGAGTTAGAATCCCTTTTCAGTATGAGCCTCGGCCCTACCAGTTGCCCATCTGGCAGGCTATCGCCAAAGGGTTTAAGCGTTTGGTTTGGGTGGCGCATCGGCGCAGCGGGAAGGACAAGACGTGCGTCAATGTTACGGTTGACAAGATGATTGATCGCGTCGGAGTTTACTACTACGTTTTCCCGACGTTTGCCCAGGCTCGCCGCGTTGTCTGGGATGGGATTGACGGGGAAGGGAAAAGATTCATGGAACATTTTCCGAAAGAGCTTATCGACGGAAAACAGAATGACGCGGAAATGAAATTGAGATTTAAAAACGGATCGCTATTCCAGCTTGTTGGTTCTGACAACGTGGACGCGATCATGGGCACGAATCCAGTCGGAGTTGTTTTTTCAGAGTATTCACTGCAAGACCCGAAGGCATGGGGATTCATCCGGCCTATCCTCGCTGAGAACGGCGGATGGGCTTTATTCGTTGGGACTCCAAGAGGCGAAAATCACTTCTATGACATTTACGAACTTGCCAAGAACAGCCCCGATTGGTACGTGCAGATGAACAAGGCGTCTGAGACCGGCGCAATTTCAGAAGAAGTTCTTGCCAACGAGAAATTGGAAATTATTCGGCTCTATGGGAACGACGCGCTCTACCAGCAAGAGTACGAGTGTAACTTTACCGTCCCCATCGCCGGAGCGTACTACGCAGACAACATCATGCGAATGTACGCCAACGGGCGCGTTGGGAATGTTCCGCATGAACCGCGATTCACCGTTGATACATGGTGGGACTTGGGAATCAATGACCGTATGTCTATCTGGTTTACTCAAAGCATCGGCGCAGAATTGCGCGTGATTGATTTCATGGAAGATTCAGGCCAGGGACTTCCGCATTACATCGGAAAAATGAAAGAGAAGGGTTACATTTATGGACAACACACCGCCCCCCACGACATCGAAGTCCGGGAGCTTACAAGTGGTAAAAGTAGAAGAGATACTGCGGATCAGCTCGGAATCAGATTTAACGTCGCTCCTAAGTTGCCTATCTGGGATGGGATCGATGCCTGCCGAAATCTCTTCTCAAGTTGCTGGTTTGATTCAGCAAAATGCAAAGAGGGATTGAACGCTCTGAAAAATTACAGGAAACAATACGATGAGAAACGTAAAACTTATCTCAATCAGCCTTATCACGATTGGTCTTCAAATGCCGCCGACGCTTTCCGCACTCTCGCCGTCGCGCTCGAATTCCATCAGCAGAGAATCCCGGCGCATCAGCCGGACAGATACGCGAGAGCATTAAATCCCAGGAAAGTGGAGGCGTTGGTGATATGAAAATTTGGCCGTTCGCTTTTGGTTTTTTTAATTGTAATCAAAGTTGGGGAATTTGCTGGATTGGCACAAAGCCCTGGAGAACGATTTACATGGAGAAAATGCCTTGGCTTTGGTGTAAATACTTGGATTGGAAATTCAGGAGGAAACATGCCGCTTAAGAAAGGTTCATCGAGAGAGATCGTCGGATCAAATATCGAGGAGCTTGTATCCTCAGGGAAGCCGCGCGCGCAGGCGATAGCGATTGCCCTGGATAAGGCGGGCATCGACAAGGAACTGACGAGTAAAAATTACAATTCAAAAATCGACGAGACAACGGAAGCAATCGACCGGAAGAATACAGGCGGGAATCTGAAAGACAAAGGCTCTCGCAAATGGCCGAGGTTCAAATGAGAGAAGGATTTTTAATCAAACAAAATCAAGACCAAGCAAAAAATATATTGACCATATACAATCAGCTAAAATTCATAGATTCGCGGATGCAAGCATTTGAGGCTGTCTTGGAAAACAGATGGGATATGCTAAAAGCGATCTGGAATCCGAAAGGTTTCAAGAAGGCTGTAGACGAAATGCAGATTTATATCATGCACAAGCACGACCAGAAGGTCAATGAAGCCGTCCAGAAGGCCCAGGCTGAGGCGCAGAAGCCGAAACTGAGCATTATAAGCCCGAACGGGTTTAAGGGCGTTGGGATGGTTGTCCTATTTGCCTTCGCCCTATTTCCTGGATGCGTCTCCACCAAATTCCACAAAAAAGAGATGGAGCGCTCACGGTCTGAAGGTTACGCATCTGCGAATCTTGAATGTTTGACTCTTCAGAAGAAAATTCAAAATTACATCAACTCTCTCAACGAAAGGCTGAAGAAATTCAACCAGCTTGATTCCGCCGGGAACCTTGTGCCGCTGAAACCGAAATTTAAGGGAGACGTTGATAAACCAGTAACAGGAACCGAAGAATGGATGAAATAATCCGAATCGTTTTTTTATCCGTATTCCTAATTTTAGGAATACCTTTGTTTGTGATAATTTTGAAGTGGTACTTTGGTTGGAGAAAAAGTGGCTTCTAAGAAACTCACCGTTGAACGAGCGATGCTTGATTTTGAAGCGTCGTATCGTGCGAAGAAATCACTCATAGACCGGCAGAAAGATGACTTTCTTTTCCGGTTGGGGAAGCAGTGGGATGATGACAAACTTTCCAAATTGAAAATGGCGAATGTGATTCCGATCACTGACAACCGGATTCAATCCAACATTTTCCTCATCACCGGACTTGAGAGACAGAATCGCTCAGACTTCAAGGCATTTCCGGAGGGCGAGGAGGACACGCTTAAAGCCGAGATAGCGACCTCGCTTTTCAAGAATTCAATAAAAGTTTCGGATTTCCAGTACAAAGCGTCTGAATCCTTCGAGGATGGCGTGACATGTGGAGAATCGAATCTTGAGCTTTACCTGGACAACACCTACAACCTCCTGAACGCAAAACCAAACTGGAAAAAGATTGATTCGAACATGGTTTTTCCAGAAAAAGGTTTCAAAGAGTACGACTACTCAGATGCCCGGTACGTTAACAAGCTTTCGCTCGATTTGTCGAAAGAGGATTTGATTGCGCTTTACCCCGACCAGAAGAACCGGATCAACAAACTTGAAGGCGGGAAAATAGATTTTAATTCGTTCTTCAAAGACGAAGGTGAGACGCATACACAGCCGAAAGATTATGCGAAAGCCAACGCCGGGAAAGATAGCGATGAAGGCATGGGGAAAGAGGACGAGAGCCACGATTTGGTTGAGCGCTATTACAAGAAATGGGTTGAGACGACGTTCCTTGGCGATAAAAAGACGGGTGAGATAAAAGAAGCGGAGAGCAACGAAAAGGCAGAAGCTTTTTTGAACGATTACAGGGCGCAGGTTCAGCAAGAGCAGATGCTGACTGATCAGCTCCATCAACAGCAAATGCAGGCCGCTGTGCCTCACCTAGACCCCGCCACGGGGCAGCCGATGATGACAGACCAGCAAAGTTTACCGGGAATGGAGCAGGTTGATCCAAGTGCCGGGATTCCCGGCGAAATGCAAGCCCCGCAGCAACCGCTGATTCAACCTCAAGACCCAGATAGATTTATTCTCATCAAACGATCCGTTCCAGAGATTTGGTGCTTCGCTTTTATTCCGGGGATGAAAGAACCGCTTTGCGACGAAAGATCCTGGTTTTATCCGAAGTGGAAAGGGTACCCCATCATCCCGTATTTCGCGCACGTTTCCAATGCGCCGTTGACCGGCGAGGATCGTCATCTGCTTGTGCAGGGGATTGTCTATGGCGTAAAGGGCGCACAGCAGATGCACAACTCAAACGCCACACTTTCGATGATGCATTTAAATTCAAGCGTCAATTCTGGTTGGTTGAGTGAAGAGGATTCATGGGTTGATCCAACCAAAGTTGCGACATTCGGAACAACACCCGGCGCTAATCTTGAATACAAGAAAGGCCGCCAGGCTCCGCAGCGGATCTCTCCGAATCCGTTGTCATCCGGCCATGAAACTCTTTCCGAAAAAAGCGCAGATTCAATAAAATCAATTCTTGGTATAAATGCAGATTTATTGGCAACACAGGAAGGAAGCTCGCAGTCTGGACGGGCGATTGCGCTCCGCCAGAAGCAAGGGCTTCTCATGGTTCAGAAACTTTTTGACAATCTTTCTAGAACAAAGCAAATCTGTGGAAAGTTCCTTCTCTCTCAGCTTGGCGAAACGTACGACACGGAAACAGCCAAGAAAGTTTTGGGCGATGCTTTTTTGCAGAAGAATTTTCCGCCTCCGATGGAGTTTGTGGCTGATCCGAACATGGGGC